TATCGTTCGCAAATAATGCAGCAGCTATTTCAGGAGGGCTTGTAGCAGGCAATATTTATAGGACATCGACAGGAGAAATCAGAATTGTTTTTTAATTATGGACATCAGAAAAATATCGATAGGACCGGACTACAAGGGTGGAGCAATGCATTATATTGTAGGGCAGCGGATTCTTGGCGATAATTATGAGATTCATTTAATAAAACATATTCCCAAGAATAGTTCATACGGGATTTATATAATAAGCAGAAAGAATGAGATTCTTCTGTGGAAGGAGTTTTTGAGCACAATGCCAATTTCAATTGAATTTAATATAGACTACTAATGCGTTCACCATTCTACTTCATAGTAAAGCCATTGAAGGGGAAGAGGTACGATAACACAAAAGACATAGCCGGTACAGAACTAATAGTAAGTACCTCTGAGGAGGACCACAAGTTCTCAAACAGGCAGGCTGAGGTTATCAATCTCCCCTTGGGTTACAAAGGACCAATTGCACCGGGCGATATACTGCTTGTGCATCATAATGCGTTCAAGTTCTACAACGACATAAAGGGTCGTTTAAGGAGCGGAAAGAGTTTTTTTAAGGATGACCTGTTCTTTATAGAGACGGAGCAGTTCTTCTTATACAAGAAGGGTTCCACATGGAACGCTTACGACAGGTATTGTTTTGTGAAGCCATTACCTGCAATTGACTGCTATATAAAGAAGCCTTTTAGCGAGGAGCCTTTAATGGGCACCATGGTATATCCAAACGAGTACCTGATAAGCAAGGGCATAAATAGTGGTGATAAAGTTTGTTTTTCACCGGACAGTGAGTATGAGTTTACGGTTGACGATCAGAAATTGTACAGAATATACGACCATCAAATAACAATGAAGCTATGATTTTATTTACAATAGACGATGCATTGTCAAACCCTAGTGAATATGCTGCCAATGTTCTTGTTGGGGAGTTTGGAGACTTTCCTGATGGGGACAAGGTTTTTAAAAATATACAACCAAGGGATAATGATGAGGCGGCTGATTTGATATTAAGATTGTTCCCTGAATATTCTATCGGATATAACTTTGTAAGGAAGTCTCCATTGGGTCAGATTGAGCCAAACTTTATACATAAGGATGATATGATGGGAGATATAACCTGCATACTCTACCTTAATGAAACGCATCCTAAAGAAGACGGAACTACAATATACGATGACGAAGAACTTCCTGTATGCAAGGTTTATGCTAAATTTAATCGCTTAGTTGCATTTGAGTCTAATCTATTGCATTCGAGAAATATATTTGAAAACTTTGGAGAAGAAGATGATGCGAGACTTATTCAAGTTATATTTTTAAAAAAAAATAATGAGCAAGGAGACAAAGCTTAGAATAATAGCGGCAGGTCATCGTGCAGTTGACGAGCTGATTAAGGTTGCCGAAGAGTCAATTTTAAAGCATGGTGAGGACGAAGAAGACCTGTCTGCCGACAAGTTAAAGAATGCTGCAGCTACAAAAAAGTTGGCAATCTTTGATGCGTTTGAAATCCTAAGCAGGATTGAACAAGAACGAGAAAATATAGATTCTATTGATAAAGGAGAAAGCAAAACAGACTCAAAGCAAGGGTTTGCGGAAAGAAGGTCTAGATAGCGACTTATACCGAGAGTTAGTAGACTATATACCACAAGCTGCCTTGTCTAGAAAGAATAAGAGCAAGTCTTGGGAATATGGCTATGACGAAAAGTATGACATGGTTGTTATCTCAAAGACCGGGCAAATAGGCAAGATAGTAACCATATCGGGTGTGGTGATTGCTTTGCCTGCTACTCCCGAAAAATGCCCTCAAAGAAACGCCTCCAAAGCTGAGCAATATTGGGAAAGAGAAGAGCTGAGTAAGGACTTAGCAAGGATTCAGTCTATATTTCATTGGAACGAAATGCCATCTCAGTTTAAGGACAGTTGGATTGATTATATAGAACGTCAGTTCGAGAACAGAGAACATGGGGTTTGGTTTATGAACAACGGTGTACCCACCTACATCACCGGGTCTCATTGGATGTATCTGCAGTGGTCAAGTATAGATATTGGATATCCTGACTTCCGTGAGGCAAATAGAATCTTTTATATCTTTTGGGAAGCGTGCAGGGCTGACTACAGGTGTTTTGGACTGATATACCTCAAGATAAGACGCTCGGGCTTCTCGTTTATGGCTTCTTCTGAGTGCGTTAACATAGGGACCCTTGCTAGGGATGCTAGGATTGGCATACTCTCAAAGACCGGTCCTGATGCAAAAAAAATGTTTACAGACAAGGTTGTTCCAATTAATAGTCGTCTGCCTTTCTTTTTTAAGCCTGTTATGGATGGTATGGATAAGCCGAAGACAGAGTTAGCGTTCCGTCTGCCGGCATCCAAGATTACCAAGAAGAACATGTACGACATACAGACCGATGAGATAGATGGTCTAGATACAACTATAGATTGGAAGAATACAGACGATAACTCCTATGATGGAGAAAAGCTGTTGTTCCTAGCGCATGACGAGAGTGGAAAGTGGACCAAGCCGGTAAACATCAAGGAGAATTGGAGGGTTACGAAGACTTGTTTGCGCTTGGGTAGCAGGATTATAGGAAAGTGTATGATGGGCTCTACGTCAAATGCCTTATCTAAAGGCGGTCAAAATTTCAAGGATATTTACGAGGACTCTCTTGTGTCTAGAAGGAATGCAAACGGTCAGACGAAAAGTGGACTGTATTCCTTATTTATTCCCATGGAGTGGAACATGGAGGGATTTATCGATAGGTACGGTATACCGGTGACTAGGAAGCAGAAAGAAAAGATACGTGGGATAGACAACGGTTGGGTGTCAAATGGTGCAATTGACTATTGGGAGGCGGAGGTTGACTCCTTAAAAAGTGATGCAGATGCATTGAATGAATTTTATCGTCAGTTTCCAAGAACAGAGTCGCATGCATTTAGGGACGAAAGCAAACAAGCGCTATTCAACCTTACCAAGATATATCAGCAGATTGACTACAATGACAGCATGATTAAGGAGCACTTTATTGTGCAGGGGTCCTTCCAATGGAAGGATGGTGTAAAAGACACCTCTGTAGTTTGGTCTCCAAATAAAAGTGGAAGGTTCTTTGTTAGTTGGTTTCCTCCGAAGCACATGCAGAATAACATTCACACAAGGGGAGGTATAAAGTACCCGGGCAATGAGCACCTAGGCTCATTTGGCTGTGACCCATACGATATATCTGCAGTGGTCGATGGTCGAGGCTCAAACGGTGCGCTCCATGGGCTTACAAAATTTCACATGGATGAAGCACCTATTAATGAGTTCTTCTTAGAGTATGTTGCTAGACCACAAACAGCAGAGATATTTTTTGAGGAAGTGCTTATGGCGTGTGTATTTTTTGGGATGCCAATACTGATTGAGAACAACAGGTCAAGGTTGCTATACCATTTTAAGAACAGAGGGTACCGTGGATTCTCATTGAACAGACCCGATAAGCAATTTTCAAAGCTGTCAAAAACAGAGAAAGAACTTGGGGGCATACCAAACTCATCAGAAGACGTAAAGCAGTCGCATGCTGCTGCTATTGAGAGCTATGTTGAGCAGTACGTTGGCTTTGACATGGAGGCTAAGTATAGGGAATCTGACATGATGGGAACAATGCCTTTTACAAGGACGTTAGAGAATTGGGCAAAGTTCGACATTAACGATAGAACGAAGTTTGATGCCTCGATAAGTTCGGGGTTGGCAATCATGGCAAATCAGAAGCATATGTACGTTCCTGAAAAAAAAGAGTCAAAAATTAGTGTTAGCTTTGCTAGGTATAAACAAGACGGCAACTTAAGTGAATTAATACGATGAAAAATTTAACAATAGATATAACATCTTCAGTATTTCCTACTCAAATGGCTACAGATGCAGAAAAAGCTTCTGACTCTTATGGCTTGCAAGTTGGTCAAGCCATTCAGTACGAATGGTTCAAAAAAGACGGGGTGGGCTGCAGATATTATACTCAATGGAGAGAATTTCATAGGCTTAGGTTGTATGCAAGAGGAGAGCAGTCTACAAAGAAATACAAAAATGAATTGGCTATTGATGGAGATCTTTCTTACTTAAACCTTGATTGGACCATCGTCCCTATTTTGCCAAAGTTTATTGACATTGTTGTTAATGGAATGTCTGAGCGATTGTTCAAAGTAAAGGCTTATTCTCAGGACGCTATTTCTCAGGGCAGAAGGAATGAGTACCAAAATATGGTTGAGACTCAGATGGCAGGAAAGGAGATACTAGAGAAGATACAAGAGAAGGCAGGAGTAGACCCATTTATGATGGCTCCTGAGAAGCTTCCATCGAATGACGAAGAGCTTCAGTTGCACATGCAGATTGCATACAAAACATCGATAGAGATTGCGGAGGAAGAGGCGATAAATACAATTTTTGATACAAACAAGTATGACGAGATAAGAAGAAGGCTTGACTATGACTCTACCGTTGTTGGTATTGGTGTAGCAAAGCATGAGTTTCTTCCCGGGGCAGGTGTTAAGATTTCGTATGTAGACCCTGCAAACGTTGTTTACAGCTATACAGAAGATCCTTATTTTAGGGATTGTTTCTATTGGGGTGAGATTAAGACGCTGCCTTTAACGGAGCTGTACAAGATAGACCCAACATTAACTTCTGAAGATGTAAACGAAATATCTCAGTACAGTCAGTCTTGGTATGATTATTATAATGTTGCTCAGATTTATCAAAATGACATGTTCTATAGGGACACATGCACATTGATGTACTTTAATTATAAGACAACCAAGAAGGTTGTTTACAAAAAGAAGGTTCTTGATAACGGTGGCGTTAGGGTGATTCAAAAAGATGACACGTTCAATCCGCCTACAGAGATGATGGAGGAGGGTAATTTTGAGAAGATAGAGAAGACTATTGACGTTTGGTATGATGGTATCATGGTAATGGGAACCAATATCTTGTTGAAGTGGGAACTTTCTGAGAACATGGTACGTCCTAAATCAGCAAGTCAGTATGCTATACCAAACTATGTAGCCTGTGCGCCAAGGATGTACAAGGGGGTTATAGAGTCATTGCTTAGAAGGATGATACCTTTTGCTGACCTTATACAGATCACGCATTTGAAGCTGCAGCAGGTAATCAACAGGATAGTTCCTGACGGTGTTTTTATAGATGCAGATGGTCTTAATGAGGTTGACTTGGGCACCGGTAATGCGTATAATCCTGAAGACGCTTTAAGGTTGTATTTCCAAACGGGTAGTGTGATAGGAAGAAGTCTTACGAGTGACGGTGATTTTAACAATGCAAGGGTTCCAATTACTCAGCTTACGTCTAACTCGGGCACTGCTAAGACTCAGATGTTACTTGCTAATTATAACCACTACTTAAACATGATTCGGTCTGTAACAGGGCTGAATGAGGCAAGAGATGGTTCTACTCCTGACCCTAACTCATTGGTTGGTGTTCAGAAGTTAGCAGCGTTGAACTCAAATACGGCAACAAGACATATCCTTGAGAGTGGGTTGTTTATATACAAGACCTTAGCAGAGGCTATAACTTATAGAGTATCTGATATTTTAGAGTATGCAGATTTCAAAGAAGAGTTTATAAACCAAATCGGAAAGTACAACGTTGGTATTTTGGAAGAAATATCTGAGTTGTATTTGTATGACTTTGCTATTTTTATAGAAGTTGCGCCTGACGAAGAGCAGAAGGCTCAGCTTGAGGCTAACATCCAAATGGCTTTGTCTAAGGGTGACATCAATCTTGAGGATGCTATTGACATTCGTGAGATAAGAAACTTGAAGATTGCCAATCAGTTGCTCAAGCTCAAGAGGGTTAAGAAGGAAGAGCGAGAGGAGAAGATGGAAATGCAGAAGCAGGCGATGATTTCTCAGCAGCAATTAAAGTCTCAAGAGATGGCAGGTCAAGTTGCTATGCAGAAGCTACAGACTGAGGCTCAGACTAAGATGCAAGTAATACAGATGCAGGGTCAAATAGACACTCAGATATTGCAGCAAGAGGCTCAGTTAAAGATAATGCTAATGGACAAAGAGTTCCAATATAATCTTCAGTTGGCTGATATGAACAATGGAACTACATCTCAGAGAGAACAAATGAAAGAAGACTCTAAGTCTAAAAGGATTAGTCAACAAAATTCAGAGCAATCGAAATTGATTAATCAGCGAAAGAACAACTTGCCACCTTTGAACTTTGAGTCTAACGAGGATAGTTTAGACGGATTCGATATGGCTGAGTTTGAGCCTCGTTAAAAATATCATATAAATCATCTATTTTTGTATAATTAAAATCAAATCAAATGGACATTAAAGTTAGATTATTAGACGGAAATGAAGAGAAGGGTGTAGCGCAGATAGAGCAAGAGCTACTTGAAAAGCATGAAAATGAATTAAATCATCAGACGGGTGGTGAAGAGGTTGTAGTAGATGAAGTTGCTACTGCAGAGGATCTAAGAGAAGAAGATGTTCTTTCCTATATTGGTAAAAGATACAATAAGCAAATCAATTCGTTTGACGAGTTGATGGCTGAGAGAAGAGAGACCGAGGATCTTCCTGAAGACGTTGCGTCTTTCTTGAAGTATAAAAAAGAGACCGGGAGAGGTTTTGACGACTTTGTAAAGTTGAAGAAAGACTTTGATACCATGGATTCTGAGGAGCTTGTAAAAGAGTACTTACTTGCCACTCAGGAAGGTCTTGACAAGGAAGATATTGAGAACTTAATGGAGGACTACAATTACGATGAAGACATCGATGATGAGTCTAAAATCAAGAAAATCAAAATCGAAAGAAAAAAGGTTATAAATGAAGCGAAGAAATACTTCAATTCTCAAAAAGAAAAGTACAAACTACCTCTTGAGTCAAGTACGGTAGGACTTTCCAAAGATGAGGAAGAAGAGTTTCAAACGTTTCGTGAGTATACAAAACAGGCAAGAACAATAGAAGAGGAGAACAATCGTAAGCGTCAATGGTTTGACCAAAAGACAAGTGAAGTTTTTGACAAAGGATTCAAAGGTTTTGAGTTTGATGTCAACAATAAAAAAATTACGTTTAATCCCGGAGATGCCGCTGAGTTGAAAAGGAATCAGTCTACACCACAGAACTTTATCAATAAGTTTTTGGATGAGTCGGGTTTAATGAAAGATGCAGCAGGCTATCATAGGTCTTTGTCTATTGCAATGAATCCCGAAAAGTTTGCAAAGTTCTTTTATGAACAAGGACAAGCAGACGCTACTGAAGGCACGATGAAGAACATAAAGAACATCAATATGTCTGAGAGAAGAGCCACAGAGGTAGCGAAGAGTACGGAAGGCATGCAAGTAAAAGCAATCAACCCGGATTCGGGGAAAGGCTTAAAAATTAGGAGTATAAAACGTATTTAAAAACATTTAAAAATTAAAAAAAATGGCAAGTGCATTATTAAGTAGCCCTACCTTTGCGCTGCAACCGGCAGCAGAACAGGTGGCGTTACAAACAAATTACATCACCAACTTCAACTTCTTGAATCAGTATCTCCCTGATACTTATGAGAAAGAATTTGAGCGTTATGGTAATCGTACTGTAGCTTCCTTCCTACGTATGGTTGGAGCAGAACTTCCTTCTAACTCTGACCAAGTAAAGTGGGCAGAACAAGGTCGTTTACACATCAAATACACAAGTGTAACATCAGGAGCTGCTATTAACTCAGCTACTGCAACACTTACCGTTGCTGATACAGGAGTAACATACATCGCTGTTCGTGTAGGACAGACTGTTATGATTCAGAACAATGCTTCAGGTGTTTTCAACAAAGGAATCGTTACTGCAGTTCCTTCTGCAACAACTTTCACAGTAGCTTACTACGAGACTGCAGGTCAGTCTTTCGCTGTATCTACTGCTTGTACAGTATTCATTTACGGTTCTGAGTTTAAAAAAGGTACTAACGGAATGGTTGGTTCTTTGGAAGCAGAAGATAGTTTCTTCTCAAACTCTCCAATCATCATCAAAGACAAGTATGCTGTTAATGGTTCTGACATGGCTCAAATTGGTTGGGTTGAGGTTACTACCGAGAATGGCGCTACAGGGTACTTATGGTACTTGAAGTCTGAGCATGAGACTCGTCTTCGTTTTGAAGATTACTTGGAAACCGCAATGATTGAAGCTGTTCCTGCTGCTGCAAGTTCAGGAGCATTGGCTGCAGGCTTTAAGGGTTCTGAAGGTATTTTCTACGTTGTTAATGACCGTGGTAACGTTTGGGGTGGTGGTACTCCTACATCGTTGAGCGATTGGGATTCTATCGTTTCTCGCTTGGACAAGCAAGGTGCTATCGAAGAGAACGTTGTATTTGTAAACCGTGGTTTGAGCTTTGACATAGATAATATGTTGGCTACATTGAACGGTTACACTTCAGGCGGTGTTGCTCAGTCTGCATCTTTTGGTTTGTTCGACAATGACATCAACATGGCGTTGAACTTGGGCTTCACAGGTTTCCGTAGAGGTTACGATTTCTACAAGTCTGATTGGAAGTACTTGAACGACCCAACCATGCGTGGTGGTCTTAGTACTACTGCTGCTACTGCAACAGGTACTATTACCGGTTTGCTTGTTCCTGCAGGTTCTACCTCTGTGTATGACCAAATCATGGGCAAGAATGCTAAGCGTCCTTTCTTACACGTTCGCTATCGTGCTTCTGAAGCCGAAGACAGACGTTACAAGACTTGGATTACAGGTTCTGCCGGTGGTGCTCAAACAAGTGACTTGGATGCAATGGAGGTTAACTTCCTTTCTGAGCGTTGCGTATGTACGCTTGGTGCAAACAACTTCTTGTTGTTCCGTTATGGATAATTGAAGTAACAATATAGAGAGTGTCTTTAATGGCACTCTCTTTTTATATTTTTAAATCAAATCAAATTTTATAAAATGGCAAACGAAAAAGCAAAAGCTGTTAAAACAGTTACGCCTTCTAACAAAGTTTACAGACTTTTAAATGGCGCTCCGTTATCTTACGTGTTACCATCGAGAAACCATCCTAGGTTCCCCTTGCTTTGGTATGACGAAGTAAATAACATTAACAGACCTCTCAGGTATTCAGTAAATCAACAGTCTCCATTTGAAGACGAGCAAGACGGGAACGCAATTGTAGAGCCTATCATCTTTGACGATGGATTCCTTTCTGTTCCTAAGACCAATCCTGTCCTTCAGTTATTCTTACACTATCATCCTTTTAATGGCACCATCTTTACAGAGGTTGACAAAGAGAAAGATGCTGCTGCAGAACTAGAGGACTTGAATTATGAAGCTGATGCATTGATTGAGGCTCGTCAACTAGGTATTGAGCAAATAGAAACTCTTACGAGAGTAATGTTTGGCAAAGATCCTTCATTGACAACAACATCGGAATTAAGACGAGACATTTTGGTTTTCGCTAAAAGAGAGCCAAAAGAGTTTTTGAACATATTAAACGATCCGGACCTTAAGTTTCAAGCAAAAATCCATTTGTTTTTTGAACAAAAGTTATTAGTTTTGCGTAACGGTGACAAGGAAGTGTGGTTTAACACAGCAACGAATAAAAAGAAGATGCTGTCTGTTCCTTTTGGCGAAGAGCCATATGATACGGTATCGTATTTTCTGAAGAGTGATGAAGGCATTGATGCTCTTAAAATGTTAGAAACAATTTTGACATAGTTTTTTTGGATTTATGGTTAGGAGGGGGCACTTAATTGTGCCCTCTTTTTTTTGTATATTTGTAAAAAAATCGATAAATGATAAATGAAGTAAGAAATTCAGTATTAGCCATACTTAATAAAAATAATTATGGTTATGTGTCTCCGTCTGACTTCAATTTGATGGCGGCTAACGCTCAGATGGAAATTTACGAGTCGTATTTTACCACATACAATAAGACTACAAACGCTGAGAATATGCGCTCTTCAGGCTCTGATTATGCTGATGTAAAGAAACCATTGTCTGAGGTGCTAGAGGGATTTTTAATGAGCGATTTTATTATACCAAAATTTACACCTGCAAGCATTACAACCAATAATTTTTACTACCCATCTATTACTACTGTAGGCAACACTTCGTATATGATTAACAGGGTGATTGCTTATACAAATCAATTGGCTTCAGGTGTAAACGATACGTTGCAGGCATTTTCGCTTATTGATACGACTGCAACATTTATTGCCGATGGGGTGTCTGCAGGAGACATTGTAGTAAATTCAACCACATTCAAGTCGTCTACTGTTATTGCTGTTGTTTCTGAAACAGAATTAAGTCTTAATGATGACATATTTTTAGATGTGGCAACAGACGAAGAATATTATATATACTCGGCATCTAGTTATGCAGAGGCTGAAAAGGTGTCGAATAGCAATATATTGATGCTTTTAAATTCTATTCATACGGCGCCGTCTTTAATATACCCGGCGTACACAAACATAGGAGACCTGATGACTTTATATCCTGCAACAATAAAAGGATATGGTGCTGTAAGAACAGATTACTTTAGGCATCCAAAAGTTCCAAAGTGGACATACCAATCTTTAACCGGTGGTGAGCCTGTGTTTGACCAATCACAATTAGACTACCAAGACTTTGAGCTTCCTCCTGAAGATGCTTTTAAATTGGTTTCAAAAATTCTTCAATATTGTGGTATCATCATACGTGAGGCTGAAGTGGCTCAATTTGGTATGACTCAAGAACAACAAGCGGTAGCTACATTTGGTGTCCAATAATAATAAAAAAAACGAGAAATGGCATATTTATCTCAATATGAATACTACAACAATAATGGCAATCCTCCCGAAGATGTAAATTGGGGTTCGTATCAGTACGTTAGCCTTCAGGATATTGTAAACAATTTCCTCTTGATGTATTCAGGCAACCATTCGTTGGTGAATAACGAGGAGCGATATAAGGTTTTGTTTCATGCTAAGCGTGCAATACAAGAGTTGAACTACGATGCTTTTAAGGAGATAAAGGTATTGGAGCTTACGGTGCCTAGTTCATTGATATACGTCTTGCCGTCTGACTTTGTAAATTGGGTTAGGATCTCATTGTATAAAGATGGGTGGCTTAGACCACTTACAGAAAATATTCAAACGCTATCGTCTAAGGCATATTTGCAAGACAATACAGGAAGGATATTATTTGACCAAGATGGGAAGATACTAGAGCCTCAGTACTCATCTATTGATTACGATAGATTAGCTAAAACAAAAAAGAGCATTTACCTAAACAAGCACAATAAATTTGACGGTCAGTCAGGATGGAATATAGACGGTAATTGGTATTTTGAGTATGGAGTAGGTACTCCATTTGGATTGAATACAGAGACGGCTAATTTTAACCCTACGTTCAATATTGACAAGAAGAGAGGAGTGATAAACTTTGACTCATCAATGTCAGAAGAGCTTTGCATTCTTGAATATATTTCAGATGGCATGGAGGGTGGAGATGCGTCCTTGGTTACGGTGAACAAGTTGTTTGAGCAGTATATTTACGCTGCAATTAAATTTGAGATATTGAACTCTAAGTTTGGGGTTCAGGAATACATTGTCAATCGTGCTAGAAAGGAAAGGAAGGCATTGTTAAATAATGCCAAAATCAGAATCAGCAACATTCATCCCGGAAGACTCTTAATGAACTTAAGAGGAATGGACAAGATACTTAAATAATATGACAAAGATTTCAAGAACGTTTATATCAGGAAGGATGAACAAGTTGGTAGATGAGCGTCTACTTCCTGAAACTGAATATATTGACGGTATGAACATTAGAATGGGTTCTACCGAGAAGTCAGAGATGGGTGTTATAGAGAATACCAAGGGGAATCTTCCTCTTACTTCTTTGAGGTATATAGATGGAACTGAATTAAGTACAAGTGCTAGGTGTATTGGTGCCATTGAGGACAGTGCTAATGAGACTTTGTATTGGTTTGTGCATGACGACAACTTCTCTCTTGGGGCTACAGGTGTACTTGATCTTATTGTTTCTTTCAATATTTTGACGAACATACTAACGTATCACGTTATTAGTATAGATGATGGGAGTGGAGTTAGTAGCACATTGAATTTTAATAGCAAGTACCTGATTACGGGCGTTAATATCATAAACAATTTATTGTTTTTTACAGATGGCTACAATCAGCCTAGGTGTATAAATACAACAAGGAACTATCCAAACCCTGTTTCTTTTATCGATAGTATTTCTGCTGAAGAGCTATTAGTTATAAAGAGACCACCCGTAGAGTCTCCGGTAGTACAGCCGATTGTAACAAGCGGACAGCAAAACTTTATGGACACAAGGTTTATATCTTTTGCCTATAGGTATCGGTACATTGACGGGGAGTATTCTGCTACATCACAGTGGTCTCAAATATCATTTGTGCCAAACCCTTTTAGCTTTAGCCTAAACAGCATGCTGAACGAGGGTATGGTTAACTTCTGCAACACAGCAATTGTGAACTATAATACAGGAAGCTCACTTGTTGTTGGTATTGATTTACTGTTTAAAGAATCTGCAAGTAACATTGTAAAAGTTATAGAGAAGCTTGACAAGGCAGACTTGGGTCTTGCAGACGATACTGTCTATCAGTTCACTTTTAGCAATAGCAAGATATTTACCATTTTGGGAACTAACGAGGTTCTTAGACTTTACGATAACGTTCCAAGGTTAGCAGTGGCGCAGACCATCATGGGCAACAGGCTCATGTATGGCAATTATCAGGAGGGTTATGACCTTATTGACAAGAACGGCAACCCTGTAAAGTTTGAATATACCACAAGTCTTATTTCTGAGACGATTGGGCAGTCTGACGTTGACACGAGCTTTTCTACCGGGTCTTACGATATTGACACACCTGAGAGCATTCCTAACTCTGTGATAAGTATTGACCTAACAGGATTCTCTTTGGTAGCAGGTGCAGCCATTTCTGTTGAGATGAGTATTGCTCACGAATCATTTTCGGGAGACTTACCATTTCCTGCTGAAACCACGGATAATATCTCAATAGACTTTTCGTTCTTCTTGACTCAGAACTACAGCTCTGTATACCAAATGGCAACGAGTCCTGAGTTTCAGTCTGCTGTTGGTACTACTTTGAATATAAAGCCTGTCTACTCGGCTGTACCCGGTACAGAAACGTCTTGTGACGGCATAACGTTTACAGACTTGATAAACTGTGTTCTACCAAACAACCTAGACGCTTTGCAGAAGTTTAGAAGCGGTGTGGATAGCGTTAATACTCCTGTCTCAATCATAACCTCACCGGCAAGCTCTGTTATACAGTTTCAGTTGATTGCAATGAATTATGTTAATAACACTGTTACTCCTACTCAAAATGTTTTCGAGTACTACTCATTCACGTTTGCAAATGCTACGTTCCAAGAGATAGCAAACCCTCAAAGCTTACACAGCAATAGAGGGTATGAGATTGGTATTGTGTACATGGACATGTACAACAGGTCTACAACTGCATTAGTTAGCCCTAATAATACTGAGCATATACCATGTGGATTTTCTCCAAATAAAAATGGTATACGTGTAACAATCCCTTTTACTCAAGTTGCTCCGGCTTGGGCTACTCGTTATAAGTTTGTTATAAAGCCTGACGCTGAGAAGTATGAGATTATTTACAGCAACTTATTCTTTACAGACGAGAATACAAATGAGGTTTGGTTTTACTTAGAAGGAGAAAACGCAAGAAAAGTAGAGATAGGAGATAGGTATATAGTGAAGGCTGATACAAGCGGTCCTCTTCTAAATTGTGCATACGCTACAGTTCTTGACAAGGCTGTGCAGGCTGCCGACTTTATTACTCCAATAGAGGACGTTACGATACCTGCAGGTGTCTACATGAAGATGAATCCAAACAGCTTTTCTGCTGTCGTAGACCCTAACTCAACCGTTGCTCCCGGGGGTAAACAAGCTTGTGCTCCCAAGGGAGGTAATTACAGCTATTTAGCTTACCCAATGAATAAATTCAATACTGTAACAGGGCTGTACGAAGATTATACTGTACCTGCAGGTAGTAGAATAAAACTTTATATCGAGTGGTCTCGTGCAGGAGTAGGTGGGTCTTGTGAACAAAGGGGATATGTTTTAGAGCAAAATTACGTTTCTTCTGCTGATTATGACAATATGTATGATTGGTTTATTGGCGAAAATATAGAAAGTTCTTTGGATAATGGCACATCAACAGATGGAATAACTAGCGTAGAATTTATTCCAACTATTGGTCCTGTAGCCCCTTATTACAACTTTGACATTGTGTATCTAAGGTTTAATAGGAATCTAGCGACACTGCAATTAACGCTAGAAATGTCTACGGGTAAAAGCTGTACAGGGGGTCAACCAAATAGGAGGAAGTATTGTGTGTATGCTGACATAGAGGTGTTTCGTGCTCTTGATACAATAATCTTTGAGACTGAACCGTTAGACGCATCTCCTGACATCTTCTTTGAGAACAACTTATCATTTTCTATTGATGCTGACGGAAACCACTCAGGAAATGTACAAGACCAAGATATTGCAACTAATACACCTGCGATTGTAGATACCATGTTCTTCAATTGCTTTTCTTTTGGTAATGGTGCCGAGAGCTATAAAATAAGAGACTCCTTAATTGGAAGAGAGTTTACCCTTGGTGAAAGAGTTACAGCAGTTTCTGCACAAGACTATAAGAAAGCAAATAGGTTTGCAGATATTACTTACAGTGGGATATACAATGCTGAGTCTAACGTAAACAAGCTGAATGAGTTTAACTTAGGGGTGCTTAACTATAAAACGCTAGAGACTTCTTTTGGTCCTATTTATATATTGGATGGAAGGGAGACTGACGTTCTTGTTTTGCAAGAGGACAAAATATCTTATGTGCTTGAAAGCAAGAATTTGTTGTCATCCTCTGCCGGAGGTGGAGCAATTGCGTCTATTCCTGAAGTGTTGGGCACTCAGATTGCTCGTACTGAAAAGTATGGCATTAGCTTTAATCCTGAGAGCTATGTTCAATGGGGCTTCAATAGATTCTTTACTGATGTAAAGCGTGGTGTAGTCCTTCAGTTGATGGGTGACTCATACTCAAACGACCAACTAAAAATTGTTTCAGACAGTGGGATGAGAACTTGGTTTAGAGATGAGTTTAATGCATCTTTCAGCACTCAGAAGCTTGGAGGATTTGACCCGTACATGAACGAGTATGTCTTGTCAACAAATGACATTACTTTACCTGACGAGTTGAAGTGTGTTGATTGTGGTATCTTGAAAACCTTTACACTTTCAACACTTGAGGGAGAGACAGGAGAGTTTAGTTATTGCGTTGACTTGGGTCCACTTGTTGGAAATTCTTCTGTGTATTGGACTGTAAACAGCATAAGCGTAGATGGTGAGTTTAATGTAGATGTAATTTATGATGGCACCACAATAAGTTCAGGACCTGAAACAACATCAGGCTCATTAACTTTTGAGAAAGATAGTATTTCTGTTCAATCTGCAAGTATAGTAATAACCTATACAGGTGATATGTCATTGACATTTCTTGCAGACTGCTGTAATGCTGAGGAGCTGACAATTATTGAAGTTGTTTTGACTAGCAATTCAGATTTAGGTCAAAGCATACATACGGAGTTCAGATATACAAGCGGTACATTTATTGGTCCACTTCAATCTTCATTGGTTACGTTTGCTACAGGAACGTCTCCAATCGTTTCAAGATACAACTCAATTACGGGGTCTGTGGGTACGGGGTCTTTTCCTCCCGAGGGAAGTACTATGACCTTGCAGACAAACCAAATAGTTCCTGATACGTTTGTGTTCAATCCTTCTAGCGACAAGTTTAAGTATGCAAGGACAAATACATTGTACCCGAACACTACTGTGGGCATAAATAATTTGCTATCGGTAGCAAGTACTGCAACACCAATTACAGGGGTTGCTCCAACTTATAGCGCATCGTTTACGGTTCCTCTTTCAGTTGATGGTAATAAGCTATATTTGATTTGGGACTTCAGAGAAGCCACTTCAGTTGAATTGTGTTATACGCCTGCAGAAACCGTAGACCCACAAAAAGATGTTTGCTGTAATTGCGTTGGAACTTAATTTATAAAAAAAATAGTATGTCAACACCTACATCATGTTACTTAGATGCTCCTAGCCTCGGCTCGGCTACTAAAATATTTACGGATAGCAACCTAACGATATGTGCGGCTGATGGGTTTTACTCTGACGGAGTGATAACAAGGCAGTTGCTTGGATGCGTTTTACTTCCTGAACAACCTTGCCCGTCATGCGCTTTGTCCTGCGAGGGTGGTATTACTTACGACTCAACATCGGGCTTGACAGGAGTTTATCTAGTAAACCTTGACACGGGAAGTACTTTTGCTGATGTTGGAGCGATTATCGTAAAGTTCACAGGAACTACGTTTCCTAGTGGTATAAGTGTTTTGTTTAACGGTAATGTTTATAACAAGTTAAGTTCTGAGACGTTTGGTTATTTAGCAGGAGCACCGGGATTGACTACCTACGTTGGCGATGTTGCTACAGATAGTGGGTTAGTAGCAGGTAGCCCATACACAGCATTGAATGAATATGAGTTTGATGGTGCTACATATGTGCTTACGGGAGATACTCAAAGTTTTACAATTGTTCCAACTCAGTTGGATTTAACTGCAGGTAATCCTGACGATATGTATATGGTTATACCAAAAACATCTCCCACTCCATACGACTTGAACATTTCAATATTTGCGCCCATCGCAGGGGCAGACTTTGGTTTTGCTGCTTATTGTCCTGCAGTGCTGCCTTCGTTTTTATGCGAGCCTGCAACAACGGCTGAGGCTGTTTGTGCCTCAGAGGTTATATCACAGGAGCGGTATACAGCAGTTGTTAATGGAAATCTTACTGAGCACGGGTTGTACGATTGGGTTTTTTATGACAACTGTGGAGAGTTCCCTTTAGACGATGGGTATTATAGGTCATTACAATGCCCTCCGGGATTTGATTATTTTATAGCACAGAATGGAGTTATAATATCTTTTGGGACGTGCGCTTAATATTTTAAAAAATAAAAAATGCCTTACAATAATTACACATTGACGTATAGCGAAGGAGTTGAAGGTTGGGTATCTTTCTACTCTTATTATCCTGACTACATGGTTGGGATGAATAACTACTTTTACACTTTCAAGGGTGGTAACTTGTACAGGCACAATGTAAACGAATTGAGGAATACGTTCTATGACGATTGGTTTATTCGTATTGGCAATCCGTCAGGAGCTTTTACGTCTGCTTCTATTCAGAGCGTTCTTAATCAGTCTGTACTAGAGAACAAGCTATTCAAGACCATTGACATTAGAGGTACTGCTCCTTGGGAAGTGCAGCTAGAGACAGACCTTCAGAACTCAGGCTATATTGAGCTAAATTGGTTTCAGAAGAAAGAGGCGACTTACTTTGCTTTTATAAGAAATAACTCAAACGGTCAGTTACCATTGAGAAGCTTGAACGGAATTGGAAATAGCATTAGCGTTACCGGTAGTGGCACTATCATCAGCTTTAGTATTTCTCCATTGATTTCAGTAGGGGACATTATCAGTATCGGAGACTTCTTGTATTTTCTTTCAGGCACTGCACCTTTACTTGCAGGTACTGTAACAGCTATAAATGTCAACTACCCGGCAGGCATAAACAATATAGTAATAAACAATATAGTGCCTAATGCGGTGCCTATACCAACGCAAACAAACTTTTTCTTGTATATAAAAAATTCGGTAGCTGAGTCCCATGGTGTGCTAGGTCACTACTGTAAGTTCACTATGCAAAACAGCTATGCAAGCAAAATTGAGCTTTTTGCGCTAGGCGGAGATGTAATGAAAAGTTTTCCTTAAATTCAATACCTTTGTATGTATGGGAACATTAAGCGCACGTAAGCTAAATAAATTTGATTACGATGATATTTTGCTAGGATGGTGGAAGGATTGGGAGTGGGAAGCTCCGACCAAAGACTTTCTTCCCGATAACGGGGAGGGTGGTATAATAATATTCGATGGAGAGGTTCCTATTTGTGCAGGTTTTGCGTATCTAACGAACTCAAAGGTAGCTTGGGTTGATTGGATTATATCCGACAAGAATTATAACGAAAAGCCTACACGGAAGGAAGCAATAATAATGTTGATTTCGTCATTAACAAATGTGTGCAAAAAGGTAGATTTTAAATATTGCTATGCTTTAATAAAGAATCAGTCTTTGATTAAAGTGTATGAGGAACTAGGGTATGTGCAGGGTGATAATTATACAACAGAAATGATTAAAGTATTATAATATGGCAGCAATAACAACTGCAGCGATAGGCGCAGGTATATCACTAGCTAGTGCAGCTAAATCCTTCTCTGACGCATCTAAGCAAAAGAAGGCTCAGAAAGAAGCTGAAGCAGCAGGAGCAGCAGCAATGAAAGCAGCTCGCCAAAAGCTTGACAAAAATATGTACGAGTCTCTAGCTGTTAACAAAGAGCCATATGAGATGGCTCAAGAAACAATAATTGCTCAAGGAGCACAGGCTACAGAGGCGGCAAGGGAAAGCGAAAGGGGTGTGGCTGCTACGGCAGGAGCTGTTCAGCAGGCTACAAACGAGGCTACAGCAGGACTTAGGACTCAAATGGGCTCAGATTTAATGGATATTCAAGAAAAAGTAGTCACTGAAGACGCTAATCTACAAAAGTTGCAAGCAAACCTAGACGTAGGGGAAGCGGAAGGTGCAGCACAAGCGGCAGCGGATTTACAGGCAGCCTCAGCAGCATCGTTGTCTCAAGGGTTTGCGAGCGCTACAAGTGCTGCTCAGCAAGGATTAGCTATGACTGAAGGGCTTGGAAAGACTCGCAGTGGAAGGATAACTTCTCAGATAAATAAAAAAGGATTAGGATTGGTGGGTCAAGCAGATTTGCAGAAAAGCGTTGGAGCAATGGGAACGATTAATGGAGTGGACTTTAGTGGTGTTTCAAATATGGCTCCAAATGAATACAACGCATTTATGGTTGGCGTGAAACCAAAAACTTTAAAGGCTCTTCAAAATCAATTACAATTTTCTTCTTTTAAGCCCGGATATACCCCTAAGCCATTTGGTACACAGGCTGCTCTTCCTCCTGTTTTACAATACGGGTATAATATTCCGGGATTGGGAGGGTAATAAAATAAAAAATAAAAAATAATAAATGGCAAAGTCGTATTATAAATATGTAGAAAGAGAGGCGGACAGTTTTGTAAATTGGGCAGACATCGGTAAGAATATGTCTGACATGCTTGCTGAGACCAACCGTGTACGTAAGGAAAAGAAAGATGCTCTCGACAAATCATCTAGAGATTTTCAAAGCTATCTAAACAATAATACTCCTACAGGGCAAGATGAATCTGCTAGAAAAGAGGCGTTGATATTTGCAGACAATGCATCTAAGTTTATGCTGATGCAAGACACGCTTCTTAAAAGTGGAATGATGAAGCTAAAGGACTATACCATTGGCAGGCAGAACATACTTGACGACACAGAAAGACTATTTAACACCATGAAAGAGTACCAAACTCAGTACGGTGAAAGGATGCAAAGGTATAATGATGGCATTTCATCACTTGGAGAGGTTATGGATATGGAGGAACTTGAAGGCTTTGCTGATTGGGAGAAGTCAGGCGCTTACATTAACCCACAGACGGGTCGTGTTGTCATGGCTAAGAAAGAGGAGCAAACCGTAGACGGCAAGAAGATTTATACAATGAGCAAAAACCCAAATACTTTTTCTAGCATTGCTACACTTAACGGATTGATGCGAGAGAAATGGAATAAATTTGACGTGGCAAAAGCTACCGAGGAGTGGACTTCTGATTTAGGAACAAATTTAGAAGAGATGACTGTAACACCTGCAACTGTTCTACAGAAGGGATTGACAAGGTCAAGAGAAGATATTACAAAAAGAACTGACCTAGCTGAAGACGAAAAGACTGTTCTATATAAATTTGTTGATGCCGAGAATGACTATATAAAAGCCTCTTTAGTAAATCCATTTAATAGAGCATCTACTCTATTGGACTATGTTGAAAAAGCGTCTAACAAGCAAAAGTATTTTTTTACTCGGGACCCTGATGTAGCGAAGAGTAATCCTGCTGCTATTCTTCAGATTATAAATCCTGTTACACAAGCAAGGACATTTGAGTTTAGTGATGAGCAGATAAAAGCTTCGGAAGAGTATGTTA